GGCTACAAGTACGTGGCTGCTGATAAGCAATCCGAGCTTAAGCCCTTTTCCCGTTCTGAAAACGTCACCTTACTGAAGAGAACTTCGCGGTGGGAGCCTCTTATCGGGAAGTACGTGGGAGCTCTATCATTGGAGGTTATCCTTAATATGTTGTGTTACCATATTAAGAATAAACCTTCTACTATTTTCGACCGGGCCACATCGGCGATTATGGAACTATCACTGCACTCAGACGAGACCTGGAATCTATGGTTCCCACGCATCCTGGCTCATGTTGGGCCCGGTTATGTGCCTCCCGCGTTGACCAGATCCCACATGTTAATGGAAATGACATCCCTTGTGCCTTCCGACCAGTCACTTGGTAGTGCTATTGTTAATAGCGCTTTCTTTGTGAATGGTATGAAGGGTTTCCGTGCGACGTGTTCCATCCTCGGTGAGATCACTAAGGTACCTCATTGGCCTGAGGACGTCATGCGGAAGTCGGATGCGCCCTTTATTGACTTGCCTTTGAAGTTTTTTGATAAACTTTTGACCCTAATCGTCCGTGATGGAACTGAACTCATCGGCGAATATATCGATGACTCAGGGAACCCCACTAATAAGATGGTGTCACAGATGCCCATGGTGGCTGAGTTTATTTACACTTTACAGGCTCCTGACTGCCAACCCCCAACGCTTGAACAAGTACAGAAGGACAAGCCAACAGGACCTCGTATACCTCTCGTAGCGTACACTGATTACGACGGATATACCAAGTTGGAGTTTGGAAACCTCAACTACATTGAGGCTGACATTGGCAATGGAGACGTTGTTACTCCCACTGCGCTCCCCGAGTATAAGAATGGTGTCTTGTCTGGGAACAGGCCTCACCCCTTTGACCCACCCGTCAAAATTCTCCCTCCGATAGATTGGTCGGAAAACAAACAGGCTGCTGAAAGGGAGTATGAATTTTTGACAGGACTCAAGGCTTTTATGGATTATAGGAAAGGGGTTAACTCGGCTGTTCCACAATCGAACGGTCTGAGACCCCATCCACGGATTGACCCAAGCATTGCCTTAACGGAGGCCTTAGAGGGGATGGATATGCACCCACCCCTTGGAGCAACTGTTAAGAGATTGATCAATAGCAAACCTGCTGTTCAGCAAAGTGGGTTTGAAGATGAAGCTGACCCCGTGTCTCTAGGCCATTTCCAACGTGTGTTCCGCGAGGGTGATGAGGAAGAACCTGTAAACCCTATTCGAAAGCCGTTCACTTTACAAATGCGAGTTGGAAAGAACACGCCAGTAGCCTATGAACAATCTGGCAGTTTTTTAAATATGGAAAATCAACCCAACACCCAAACCCCCCCTTCTGTAGAAGGAACTTCAGTAGTTACTTCTGCTGTTAATGTGAATCACGGTAAGACCACGATTATCAAGGATGACACTGTCGGTGTTATCTCTGAGCCCGTAGAAAACTCGATCGTGGCACTTTTTGACCAGCAAATTACTAATCCTGAGAATATGACTCTCTCGGATTACTTGGCTAAGCCGACGATA